GCGCCCCTGCGGGGCTCGCAATGACGGGCTTGGAGGGTAGGAGCTTTGGCGCCGGGGCGGCGGATGCCGCGACCGCGGATCTGTCCTCGGGTGCCGACCATTCCAGTGTCATCGCGAAGCGCGGAGCGCTGTGGCGATCCAGTCGGGCGGGTCTGGATTGCCGCGCCCCTACGGGGCTCGCAATGACGGGCTTAGAGGGTGGGAGCTTTGGCGTCGGCGCGACGGATGCTGCCTCTGCGGATGTGTCCTCGGATGCCGACCATTCCAGTGTCATCGCGAAGCGCGAAGCGCTGTGGCGATCCAGTCGGGCGGGCCTGGATTGCCGCGCCCCTGCGGGGCTCGCAATGACAGGGGTGGGGCGGGGGGATCATCCGTCCGCGCTTGCGCGGTTGCAGGCGGAGTTGGATCGCGCGCTCGAGCGGTTGGAGGATCTGGGCGAGCAGGCCGAAGGCTTTGTCGGGCGCGTCTTCGGGGCCGAGCGGCCGGCGCGCGCCGGTGATGCCGTGGATCGGCCGGCGCCGCACGTGCATCGGCTCGCCGCGACCGGGCTGCTGATCCACCAGGCACTGACGCGCGTCGAGCGCGCGGTCGCGCGGCTGGGCGAGATTGGCTGATGCCGCTTTACGATTATCGCTGCCAGGGCTGCGGTTCGGTCCGCGAGGCTTATCGCCGTTACGAGGCACGCGACGAGCCTGCCGCGTGCGACTGCGGCGCCGCGCTAAAGCGCGTGTGGCTGCCGGCGCAGGTGATGCGCGACATCGAGGGCTATCGGTCGATGGTCGACGGCAGCTGGATCGGCAGCCGATCGCAGCATCGCGAGCATCTGAAGTGCCACGGCATGCGCGAGCTGGGCAACGAGAAGCCCGATTTCACCAAGAGGGGGCCGGTCATCCCCCGCGAATCCATCCGGCGCGAGATCAAGACCGCGGTCGAGCGCATGAAATCCGAAGGGAATTGGCGTGTCCGTTGAAATCGAAGAGCAAGGCGCATCGAGCGCGGAAACGAGCCTGCGTGACGATCTGAAATCCGCGCTGGACGAGATCAAGGAGCGGGAAGGCGCCGACGTTGGCGAGTCTGGAGCCGAACCGGCGACATCGGCTGCGTCACGTGACGAGACGGATCGCACGCCCAGGCGCGAGACTTTGACAGTCGCCAGTCCGCGCCCGGCCGATCCCGCCGCCGAGCCGGCTGCCGAGGCTCCGGCAGCCGTCGATCCTGCCCCCAAAAGCTGGCGCCAGGACGAGGTCGCGGACTGGCCCGAACTCAGCCCCAAGGCGCGTGCCGCCGTGCTGCGGCGCGAGCGCGAGATTGCGGCTTTGGTCGGGCGGCAGGACAATGAGCGCCAGTTCGGGCGCGAGATCGCGGACATCTTCCGCCCCTTTGCCGAGGATATGGCGCGCAGCAACGCGACGCCGCAATTGGCGCTCACGACATTGCTCGACAATCATCGCGCATTGCGATCGGGCACTCCGCAGGAGCGGATCGACCGGGCGCGCAAATTGCTGTTCGATTACGGCATCGACCCGCGCGCCTTGGCCGAGCCCGATCCGCGCTTCCCGCAGGATCCGCATGTCCTGCAGCTGATGCGCCAGGTCGAGACGATGGGTGCGCAATTGGCCGCGGCGCGTGGTGAAGGGCAGGGGGCGGGAGGCTTCGCACCATTGCCGGAAGATGCAAGTTCTGCTAATGTTCTTTCCGACATCGAAGCGTTCCGGTCCGATCCGGCGCATCCTCACTTCGACCATGTCGCGGGCCATATGGCCGGGCTGATCGAGAGCGGAGCCGCCCCAGATCTGGAGAGCGCTTACCAGATGGCCGTGCTGGCGAGACCAGCACTCCGCTCCACGCCTCCCGCCGCACCGGCCCTGGAGACGCAGCGATCCGAAAAAGTCGCCGCCGCTCGTCGAGCCGCCGTGTCCGTCCAGGGATCGCCCGGCACCGCCGGAACCCCCAGGCCCGCCACGCTTCGCGACGAGCTTCGTGAGAATCTGCGTCGCGCCCTCGGGGGCTGACGCGGGAGCTGAAGGTCATTCATCATGGGACTGATCAATCCATCCGCGACGATGAGCGAAGTCGTCACGACCACATCTCAGGAACCGATCCGGGGAGCTGGCCGACAATTACACCAAGAACAATGCGTTGCTGAACCGGCTGCGCAAGCGCGGCACGGTCAAGCCGGCGTCGGGCGGGCGCACGTTGGTGCAGGAGGTCGCCTATGCCGAAAATGGCACGTTCAAGCGCTATTCGGGCTATGAGACGGTCAATATCGCGCCGTCCGACGTGATCAGCGCGGCCGAGTTCAACTGGGCCCAGGCCGCGGTCGCGGTCACCATCTCCGGCGCCGAAGCGCTGATGAACAGCGGCGAGGATGCGATCCTCGATCTGCTGGAAGAGCGGGTGAATATCGCGATCGGCACGCTCACCAACAATATCTGCGGCGATTGCTATTCGGACGGCACCGCCGACGGCGGGCGGCAGATCGGCGGCCTGCAATTGCTGGTGGGCGCCAATCCGACCACGGGCGTGGTCGGCGGGTTCGATCGGTCGACCACCGCGGCGTCCTTCTGGCGCAACAAGAAGTTCAGCGCGGTGGGTGACGGTGGTGCGGGCGCGTCCTCGGCCAACATCCAGGGCTATATGAACAAGCTCTACCTGAGCGTGTGCCGTGGCGCCGATCGGCCCGATCTGATCGTCGCCGACAACAATTATTACAACCTCTATTGGACGTCGCTGCAGGCGATCCAGCGCATCACCAAGGATGAGGATAGCGAAGCGGGTGCCGGGTTCGGCGAGCTCAGGTACATGCAGGCCGACGTGGTGTGCGACGGCATGATCGGCGGGTTCGCGCCGAGCAATACGATGTATTTCCTCAACACCAACTACCTCTATTTCCGGCCGCACCGCGACCGGAACTTCGTGCCGATCGGAGACGATCGCAATAGCCCCAACCAGGACGCGATGGTGAAGCTGATCGGCTTCATGGGCAATATGACCATGAGCAATGCTTCACTGCAGGGCGTGCTGGTGGCCTGAGCCTGGGCGGCGGGCCTGGATTGCCGCGCCCCTACGGGGCTCGCAATGACGATCGTGTTTGTGGCCCCGTCATCGCGAACCGGGCGAAGCCCGGTGCGGCGATCCAGGCCCCAGCCTGAGACATTGCCACCGGCTCTCCGCATATCGCCACATGTCATTGTGATTACGTAATTTCATCGCGTGCGCGCGGTGCCTCATCGGAGGATTGAATCATGGCATATATCGTTCTCGACGACGCGATCGGCTTCGTCGACCTCTATCTGGCCGACACGGCTGGCCCCGGCCCGTTCAACATCGCCGCCGGCGGTACGACCTATGGCCGGATGAACTCTCCGGGCCTGGAGCTGCGCGGATGGGACGCCAACCTGGGTGCGGGCACCTTCGTCTTCGCCAAGGCGGCGGCGGCGGGCGTGACCGCGACCCAGATGTGCGAACTCACCCAGTCGGTGACGTCGGGCCGCTACGACGTGTCGGCCCAGCCCTGGGCGGGCGGCGCCAACAGCGCCAAGCCGCTGGTGGTGGCGATGGCGACTTTGTCGGCGGGGCAGTGGGGCTGGTTCCAGCTGCAGGGCCTGGCGGTGGCGTCCGTCTCCGGCGCGCCGGCAGCGGGCAATGCGGCCTTCTGGCAAGCGTCCGGCACGGTCAGCCCCACGCCGCTCGCGTCCAAGGCGGTGCTGAACGCGCAGTTCGCGTCCGCCACGGGTGTGACGATCGGGTCGGGCGGGTCGGCGGTGACGTTGAGCGGATCGCAGGCCTTGCTGCTGCTCAACCGGCCGTCGGCGCAGGGACCGATCACGTAAGATCGCGCCTCCGAGCCTTGAGGGAAACCGGGTGCCCCGACCCGTCATTGCGAGCCCCGTAGGGGCGCGGCAATCCAGGCCCGCAGGACTGGATCGCCACGGCGCTTCGCGCCTCGCGATGACGTGGGGATGGGGACGATCGTCCGGTTTTCTCTACTCGCTCCGCCGCTGCGCTTGTCGGGCGGCGGGGCCACCCTTTCCGATCCTTTTCGAAAGAGCTTCTTATGTCGGACCATTTCCATGTCGACTGGGCGAGCGTGAAGCCCGGCCTTGCCAATGGCAGCGCCGTGCCGCTGGGCCAGGATGCCGAATACCAGGCCGAATTCTACATGGGCAAAGTCCCCAATTTCGAGATGACCGACTATCGCGAGCTGCCGCATCTGCGCCTGCAGATCCCGGGCTCCAAGACGGTCTACGACCAGCCCGCGCGGCTGGAGCGTCATTATGACCGGCCGTCGGATCCGGAGCGCTTTCCCCATGCCTGGGGCGCTTTCCTGAGTGGGCAGGATCATGACGGCGCGGGCACGCCGCTCGACCAGGTCGAGGGCATCGCCGCCAACGATATCCGCCGGCTCGAGATCAACGGCGTGCGCACGATCGAGCAATTGGCGAGCGTGGCGGATGCGCATCTCGACGGGCTGGGCTTTGGCGGGCGCGTGCTGCGCGAGCGGGCGCGGGCCTTCCTGATCGGGCGGCCGAGCCTGGATCCGGAGAAAGCCGAGCTCAAGGAGCAGGTCGGCAAGCTCAATGATATCCTGAGCGCTCTGCTCGAGCGGACCGGGATTTCGATCGACCAGCTCTTGCCGGCGGAAGATGAAGCGGCGAGCGGCGGGGGGCAATCCGGCAGCGCGGGCCTGGATTGCCGCGCCCCTGCGGGGCTCGCAATGACGGACGCTGAGGGAAGGGGCAAGGCCCAGGGCCGCGCGCGCAGGCCGGCGGACGGCTGATGGCCCGCGCCCTGCTCCAGATCGCGACGCAGGCTTTGGGCGAGATCGGGCTGGTCGCGCCCAGCCTGATCGCCAGCAATGCCGATCCCACCGCGATCCAGATCCTGAGCCTGCTCAACCGCGAAGGCTGCGAACTGGCCGATCTGGAGGGGGGCTGGCCGCAATTGCGCGGGCAGCAGACCATCACTCTGGTGCCGGGGCAGGAGGCGTATGATTTCCCCGCCGACCTGCTCTATTACCGTGAGGGCAGCAGCTGGGACACGACCACGCATCGTCCGGTGACCGGGCCCTTGTCCGACCGCCAATGGCAGCAGGCGCGGATCGGCCAAGGCGCGTCGGAGCGATCGCTGCGCTATCGGCTGATGGACGGGCAGGTGCATTTCGATCCGGTGCCCGTCGCGGCCGACCAAATCGTCTTCGAATATGTCTCGGCTTATTGGTGCAAGTCGGCCAGCGGCACGCCGCAGGCCAGTTTCGCGGCCGATACCGACGTGCCGATCCTGCCCGACGATCTGTTCGTGCTCGGCCTCAAATGGCGGCTGCTCGCGGCCAAGGGCATGAACTATGCCGAGGAGCGCGCGGCCTACGACCTTGCCGTCGCGCGCAAGCAGGGGCGGGCGTTCGACACCGGGCCGATCGCGCTCAACCGCCGGCATCGCGACGGTGCGCCGGGTTTGCAGGGCATGGCCGGGCCGATCGGCGGCTTCGATACATCGGTGCTGACCGACGATCTCGGCACGATCATCGTGGAGGGATGAATGGCAGCGATCCTCGAAAAATTGAGCCAGTCGCCGACCTTCCTGGGCCTTCAGTCGCGCGTGGCGGCGATGGAGAGCGGCGCTTTCGCGTCGAACATCTCGCTTCCGGGGCAGGTCTCCTGCGCGACGATCGTCGCGACGACGGCGCGCATCGCCAATCTTGCGGTGGGGGATTCGGCGCTTCAGTTGAATTTCAACGGCGGCACGATCCCCTATCTGGCGTTCGATGCCGGTGACGATCTGAGCTTCAACCGATCGTCCAATCAGTTCAATTTCGACATTGGCGGCCAGAGCCAGGTTCAGATTGCGTCGAACGGGCAGATCTCCGCCAACGGCGCGATCGTCGCGACCGGAAGCGGTAATTTCCTCCAGGGCGGTCAATCGCTCGTCACCGGGCTGGTGCGCGCGGTGGGCGGGAGCGGGACGCTTCATGGCTATGTGAACTGGATCAACGCCGCGGGCACGCAGGAAGCCTATATCGGCAACCAGGCTTTCGGGCAGCCGCTGACCTATAATGCGACCTATGGGCATCTTTTCACCGGGGTGAAGGTCGCAGTCGGCGATACCGCGTTCAGCTTCACGCTGAGCGGTTCGCCCGTCAGCCCCTCCTTGAACGTCGATAGCGGGGATAATCTGACCTACGATCGGATGCTCAACCGCTTCCTGTTCAATATCGCCAATGCCACCCAGGCCTATGTCGAGACGGGCAATGCCCGCTTCATCGGCCGGGTCGAGTTCGCCAATGACGGCAATTTCAACCTGCAGACGACGCCGCACCCGATCATCACGTTCGATGCGAACGACTATCTTCAATATGATCGCACGGCGAACAAATATAACTTCTACATAGGCGGGACCAAGGTCGCCTCGATTGACGGCAGCGGCAATATGAAGCTGCTCGGCACGCTCACCCAATCGACCACGCCATGATGCGCCGCGCGATGATGATCCAGCGGGGCGGAGGCGCGCGCCGGGGTGGCGTCACCCGCACCATGACCGTGCCGGCGCCGGTGCGCGGGCTGAATGCGCGGGATTCGATCGCGGAGATGGGCCCGACCGACGCGGTGACGCTCGACAATTTCGTGCCGGGGACGAGCGACGTGTCGCTGCGGCTTGGCTATCGATCCTGGGCTTCGGGCCTGTCGGGCGCGGTCGAGACGCTCATGTCCTATCGATCGACCGTGGCCAACCGCATGTTCGCGATCGCCGGTGGCGGCATCTATGATGTGACCAACCTTGGCCCGGTCGGCGCGCCGGTGCTGACGGGCCTGAGCAATAGCCGCTGGCAATGGGTCAACTTCGGCACGCCGGGCGGCCAGTTCCTGCTGGCGGTCAACGGCGCGGATGCGATGCGGGTCTATAACGGCACGGCCTGGTCGACCCTGGGCCTGGGCACGGGAGCGGCGATCAGCGCGATCAGCTTCGTCGGCACGACCGCGACGGTGACGACCGCGAGCCCGCATGGGTTGAGCCCCGGCAACACGGTGACCGTCACCGGTGCTTCGCCGGCCGCCTACAATGTCTCGGGCGTGGCGATCACGATCGTGAGCCCGACCCAGTTCAGCTACACGATGGGAAGCACGCCGGCCTCGAACGCGACCGTCGTCGGGGCCTATAGCTATGCATTGGCGGTAACGGGGTTCGACACGTCCAAGGCGATCCAGATCAACGCCTTCGGCCAGCGCATCTGGCTGGTCGAAAAGAACAGTTTCCGGGTGTGGTATCTGGCGATCCAGTCGATCGCCGGCCCCGCGACCAGCCTCGATCTCTCCTCCTTGTTCAGGCTCGGCGGTGCGCTGGCGGGCATGCTGACCTGGACGGTTGCCGGCCAGACGGTGACGCAGCAATATGCGGTCTTCATCTCCACCCAGGGCGAGGTGGTGATCTATTCGGGCTATGATCCCGCCAGTTCCGCCACCTGGTCGCTGGTCGGATCGGCGCGGATCGGGGCGCCGGTGGGCAACCGTTTCTGGACGCGGATCGGGACCGACGTCGTGCTGATCTGCGCCGACGGCTTCGTGCCCTTGGCCCAAGTGCTGCAGCTCGACCGCAAGAACAATGCAGATGCGATCAGCAACCGTATCGTCAACGCGGCCAACCAGGCGGTGCAATCCTATTCCGCCAATTTCGGCTGGCAGGTCGCGCTGCACCCGACGGGAAACAAATTGATCGTCAACGTGCCTTTGGTCGACGGCGGCAGCGCGATCCAATATGTGATGAACACGATCACCGGCGCGTGGTGCAGCTATTCGGGGCTGAATGCCAATTGCTGGGAGGCGACCCAGTCGGGCCTGTTCTTCGGCGGCGCCGGCAAGGTCTATCAGGCCGAATATGGCCATGACGATGACGGGCGATCGATCCTGGGCACGATGAAGCCCGCCTTCAATTCGTTCGGCGCGCCCGGGCGGAACAAGCGTTTCACCCAAATCCGGCCGATCATCGTCGGTGCCGGCAATCCCGCGATCCAGATCGACCTGACGGTGGATTTCGCGGATCCGGAGCCCACCACCACGCCGCAAGTCTCCTCACGCGATCCCTTCCCGCAGTGGAACGCGACGCCCTGGAACAGCGCGCGCTGGGTCCCGATCACGCAGGTGATCAGCCATTGGCAGGCCGCGCCCGGCATCGGCATCGCCGCGGCGGCGCGGATGATGGTCAACGTCAAGGGATCGCCGCTCGCGTTCGAGGCTTTGACCTATGCGTTCGAGGTGGGCGGCCTGTTCTGATGCTGCTCGAGGCGATGGGGCAGGGGCGATACATGCTGATCGACGATCGCATGCTCGACTGGATCGCGGCGCGCATCCCCCAGGTCGGGCCGGACCATGACTGGCATGGCCGGGCACGGGCGGTGGGTTGCGTGATCGACGGAGCGATCATCGCCGGCATGGCCTGCATGAGCCATGATCCACGCCACGCCCATGTCGAGATCGCCTTCGCTGCGGACTCGCCGCGCTGGGCCTCGCGCCGCATGATCGCGCGCTTCATGGCCTGGCCGCTGCGGCAATTGGGCTGTCGGCGTGTGAGTGCGGTTGTGGCGACGGACAATCGGAGTGTTATCCGATTGCTGGAAGGGATGGGCTTCAAGCGCGAAGGGGTGTTGCGGCGGGCGTTCGGAGCCAAGGATGGGCTGATCCTGGGGCTGCTGCAGGAGGAGCTTGCGCCGTGGCTTGAGAAGGAACTGATGGCGCTGAATCTAGGGTAGCGAGGGTCACATCTGCACCGGCATGCCGTTCAATCTGCTCGCCACTACAGGATTTCAACAAGCTCCCGCCGAGCCGATTTCCGCGGCCCATCGCGGCGATGAGCGGATTGGGCATCAGCCGAGATCATGAACATGGAGCTTCAATTCCGAGAATAATCGATCACGTTATGAGGTGGTCGGCGGCCCCCGGGGGCGCTGGAGCCAGAGGCGGGCGAGCATGGATGGTGCGAGCACCTGAACAAGGTGGCGGGGGCATAAGCCCTCGCCGGAGAAGCCCATTTGCTCCCCGAGGGCGGCCCACGAGATCCCCCGTGCATAGCCTTTGGTGGCCGCGCGATCCTGTCAGGGGGCTCGTTCGAAATTCCCGGCGACAAACCGGGGGTTGTAAAGCCCCTGCCGGTGGAGGAGTGCCTCATGCCTTGCGGAGAGACGGTCCAACTCGGCAGGGCGGGGACCCAGAAGCCTGATGCCGTTGCCAGACTTCTCGTGAGGCAGCTTGGCGAGCATGGCCTTCATTTTGCCGGCCACTTTCACGCGCTCGCATGTCGTGGAAATGAAATCGCGGACACCCTCCGACTGATCGATCTGTTGGAACAATGACGGGACGGACGGGCCCAACTCGTCATAGGCGATATTCCTATCCAGGATGAAGTTGATCCTCTTTTCGGTCATGAGCGGGAAGGATGGCCCCGTCACATCGACCAGGTCTCCCGCAGGGTTGCACCACACCGCATGGTGGAGCGCTTCGACATAACGGCCTGGCCACCACGTCAATAGCCATCCCGTCTGCGGACTGCCGCCCTGTTCGGCGACCACCTTCAAGACATTCCGGTAGCATTGCCCCGGTTGCATGTCTCCCTCGCGCGGGATTGAGAGCACATCCTGATTTTTGAAGAAGCGGCGAAGAAAATCCTGTCCGACCGGATGATCAAGCGGCAAGGCCTGTTGCTGGATCATTGGCTCCCCCCGGAACGCCAGCTTGCTTGGAAATTACAATGTTCGGCCTTTTATGAAACCGTTTAGGTCCTGATGTCCAGCCGGCACTCCGATTGGTTTGGGTAGCGCCGCCGACGCATCAAGGATGGATCAGCGGGCCCTCAACTTCTCGCAAACGCCAGCAACGGCAGGGCGCGGCAATCCAGATGGTGGGCCTGGATCGCCGCGGCGCTTTGCGCCTCGCGATGACGTACGGACGGAGCGCCAAGGAGGCCTCTGTTCTGGTCCTTTACCCCGGAACCATGAGCGTAACGCACATGTCGGGAGTCATGCTCTACACGGGCTGGGCGGGTTCACCGGTCCCTTGCTCCGGCTGGCGCTGAAGCTGCTCGATCAGTTCAGCCTGCCGCGCGCCGAACGCGTCCAGCTTGGCTTCGATGCGAGCGATCCGCCGGCGCGTTCCCTTGAGCGTGGGGCCAAGGAAGTCCCTCATCCCGTCCAGCTTGCGCTCGAACCGGTCGACCGACTCCGCCGACCAGGACGGGCGCGATCCCGCCCGGAACCCCAGCACGAAAATGACGAGTCCGCCCAGCACGGCCAAGCCGATCCATGCGTAATCCTGGTCCATCCTTATCCCCCAATCGAGCCACCGCGTGCTTGTGCGGTTGCGGAACGTTTAGCGAACATTTAAAGCCAGTGCAATCGATGGCGGCGTCCGCGCCCCACCATCTCGGCTCAACGAACGAGGTGGTGACCCTATGGGCAAAAGCTCCCACGCGCCCGATCCTTATGCGACCGCCGCAGCGCAGACGCAGAGCAACAAGGAGACGGCCAATTACAATGCGGCGCTGAACCGCGTCGATCAGTATACGCCGTTCGGAAGCTCGGTTTACAGCGTCACCGGCACGGGCGCGGACGGTGCGCCGCAATATCGCAATGACGTGACGCTGACGCCGCTCGCGCAACAGCAGCTGGACAATCAGCAGAAGCAGAATGCCGCTCTATCGGACCTCGGCTTCAACCTGGGCGATCAGGCGAAGGCCGCGCTGTCGAATGGGATCGATCTGTCCGGCCTGCCCGCACTGCAGGGCGGGGCCACGCCGGCTCAGCTGCAAACGGGCATCTCCGGCGTGCCGGGGGTGCAGGGGGCGTTCGACGCCGGCGGATCGGTCCAGTCGAGCATCGCCGACGCCGGCCCCGTCCAGAGCGGGCTGGATTTTTCCCGCGCGCCCCGGCTTTATGGCGGCAACGACTTCAACGCCGCCAATCTGCGCACCCAGGCCGCGCAATATGCGCAGGCCGCGTCGCGCCTCGACCCGCAATGGGCGAACAATCAGCGTGATCTGGACGCCCAGCTCGCCAATCAGGGCGTGGTCCAGGGCAGCGAAGCGTGGCAGCGGGCGCAGGACGAGCTCGGCCGGCAGCGTAATGATGCCTATAACCAGGCCACTTATTCGGCGATCGGCGCCGGCAATCAGGAACAGCAGAACCTGTTCGGCAACAGCCTGGCCGCGCGCCAGCAGTCCGTCGGCGAAACGCAAGCGGCGGGCAATTTCGCCAACCAGGCGCAGCAGCAGCGGTTCGGGCAGAACCAGGCATCCGCCGAGTTCGCCAATCAGGCCCAGCAGCAACGTTTCGGCCAGAATGCGGCGCTGGCGGCCTTCGCCAACCAGGCGCAGGATCAGGCCTTTCAACAGGCCGCCGCATCGGGCCAGTTCGCCAATGCAGCGCAGGCGCAGGCGTTCGCCCAGGCGCAGGCCGCCAACCAGGCGAGCAATGCCGCGCGCGCACAGGGGCTGCAGGAACAGACCGCGTTGCGCGACTTGCCCTTGAACGAGTTGAATGCGCTCAGGGGTTCGACCCAGATCCAGGATCCGCAATTCTCGTCCGTGCCGCAGGCGCAGCTGGCGAATACCGACATCAGCGGCGATATCTACCAATCCGCGCAGATGCAGCAACAGGCCGACAATGCCTTCATGTCGGGATTGTTCGGGCTGGGCAATGCGGCGCTAACGCACTGGTCGGATCGCCGGCTGAAACGGGACATCGTGCGGGTCGGTACAACCCCCGTTCTCGGCCTGCCGGTCTACGCTTTCTCCTATCTCTGGGACCGCGGCAAACGCGTCGTTGGCGTGATGGCGGAGGAGGTCGCGCGCGTGCGGCCGTCCGCGGTGATCGACCACCCGAGCGGCTTCAAGGCCGTCGATTATGGGCAGATTGCGTGATGGCCGAGACGCTTCAGAGCCTGGGCCTGCTCAAGCCCGATTTCACCTCGCTACCGCCGGATATCCAGGGCGATCCCGGGGGTTTCGTCAATCTCCAGGCCTATGTGGATGCGCTTCGCCAGCACGATGCGTTGGCGAGCGGGGGCGATCAGCCGCCGATCGATTTCCGGCAGCAGGCCGCGCGGGTGCTGCAGGCGTTCGGGGATGTGCAGGGGCAGGGTAGTCCATCCACGCCCCCCGCACGGAAGCCGACCCAGCCTCCGGCAGCTCCGCCGGCTGTCTCTCTCCCAGCCAGTCGACGCCACGTTCCTGAGCAGCTTCCCGACGCCTTTCCAGACGGAGTGACGGGGCCTTTGATCCGACTATCCGATCCACATTTTGACGCCCGAGTCAGGGAGATGGTCCACAATCGGCCATTGGCAGCGAATGCGCCCATCGATGGCGGGAGTGATCCGCTGCCGAAAGCCCCCGAGCAGCCCTGGTACAAGCGGCTGGCGGGCATGGAGCCCCTGCTCAACAGGGTCGTCAACGGCGTTCCGATTTTGCACAGCCTGCATGACAATGTTGTCGGGTTGCTGAGCGGTGCGGCCAGCATTCCCGAGACGGCGATGAGTGTGATCGGATCGGGGCTTCAACAGGGGGCGCCGGGGTTCGAAGGGGACGCCTTCTTCAACACTGAAACGGCGAAGAGGTCTGGCCAGAAGCTGCGCGATTGGTCCGCCAGTCTCGACCGCGGCATCAGATCGCTCGCGTATGATCCGGATAGCGCCATGTTCAAGTCGCGCGATTTCCTGGGATCGGCTGCGGCGGCAGCTGCGGCACCGGAAATGGAGCTTTCGGGCGGGGTCCCGTGGTTGGCTCGGGCCGTCGCCGGCGCGAAGGCTGCCAAGGCCGTGGGAAAAGTCGCCCCATGGACGACCCGAATGGGGGCGGGGCTCGCACGTTATGGAGACATGGCGGCACAGGGCGGCATGTTCGGCGCGCTCTCTTCCCATGGCCAGAATATCGCCGAGAACGCCGCGACGAGTGCCGCCCTGGCGCCTGTTCTGGGTGTCGCTGTCGATCAATTGCTGCCGCCTTTGGCGAGCACCTCGGACAAGGCCGTCTCGGCTCTGAACTATTTCCGGAGCCGGCACACACTTGGTTCTGCCGTCGACTCGATCATTGCCGGGCGGGGCAGCGGCGCCACGAAACAGGCTGACGCGCTTCGCAAGTATGTGGCTGGCAATCGGGATGCGATCGAGGCCGAGCTGAGCCGACGCGCGGACGAAGCGACCCGCGCGGGACCCGGCCCTATGACAGTGATCAAGCTGCGACGTCCGGCAGCGACGATCGATGAAGCGCGCGCCGCAGCGTCCCAGTTCGTGGGGCAGCCGATCACGCGTCGCGCTGACGGCACAATAGGAACCGTCACGAAAAAATCGCTGAAGAAATTGACCAGTGGAAAGGCAATCTACGCCTCTGACAATTTGCCAAACCACTTCGCCGCCGTCGCTAACGGCGATCGTCTGTTTGAGAGCAGCAAGCCCATCTTCAGGCACCCCGATCCCCGGGGTGGGTCGGGGCTCATCATTGGACGCGACCGCGCATATTTTGAGACGCCAGAAGGCCTGACCGCGGTAAAGATGACGACGAAGGCAAATGCGGATTCACCCACTGGGAGCCGCATTTACACACTCGAGACGATGCCGGTGGAGCCGGTGGTTCCACCGCAAGCGAACGGTGCCGACATCGCGCGCCTCGCGAACGTCTTGAATGGGGGCGCCGTAGCTGTGCAGGACCCCGGTGACGGACATGGCGGTACCAGCCCGGGCAGCTCGCACCCGACTGCGGTCGATCAGGCGCACGGCGCGGGCGATCCCGCGGATCCCCCCGAGCGATTGAAAGCGCAGCAGATTGCGGAGGTGCTGCGCCGGGCCGCCTCCGGCGGTTTTGCCCTGCCAGGCGGCTGGCGGCGAGGCCCCTACCCGCAGCAGCAACCCGCATCGCACCGCAGGACCCACTGATGTCCTTCCAGGCAAGCACCTGTTCGGTCCACGTGCATCGTCGCCGCGACGACGGCGGGCCGGCGTTCCTCAGCGCTTCTGGCGATCAGGTCGCGGTTGCGGCGGGGCCTACGGACGGCATCCCGCAACATAGCCCCCAGCGTCGCCAAAATCTTCGCCTGCCGAACCGCGGCGGCCACGCCATTCGGCCGGGGGAAGGGTGCCGAGGGCCTCCCCGGTACCGACGGACTATGAACGTGTCGGCACAGCGGGTCGGGACGGCTCCCTCGACCCCGGGGAGTGGCCTCAGCTTCGCCGCCCCATGTGGGACGACCTTGAGCAATCAGACGCCCAGAGACGCCTAGATCCAAGCCGGCTCCGCAGTCTTCATAGCACAATTCCACTGATGTTCCAGAGATGTTCTGCTTTTTGCGGCGGCATCGCGTCCGAGGGCGTGGCGAACCCGGCGGATCACACGTCGGGCTGCCGCGTCCGACGGCCAACGAAACGAACAACTTCAACACGATAGAAGGAGCAACTGATGCCCTTTCAGGGAAATGGCACCTTCGCCCGCATCTATCGCTGGCAGAATGATGCGGCGAACGGGCTCGACATATTGGCCGATCGGTTCGATGCGGAGGATGACGGCTTCGCGACCGGCCTGTCCAACTGCATCACGCGCGACGGGCAGAGCCCGCCGACCACGTCGATCCCGTGGGGCAATCAGAACCTGACCGGCGTCAATAACCTGACCGGCGTGAGTTTCTCCTTCGCGGGAACCGGCACCGTGGGAGGCGCGCTGGGCGTGACCGGCAATATGACCGTGGGCGGAACGCTCGGCGTGACGGCGGGCGCGACTTTCGCTGCCGGGGTGACAGCCTCTACCCCGAATGCGGGAACCACGGGCGGTGTCCGAGTCGCGGGCAATGCCACGTCGGGCAACGCCATCCTGCAGTTCGTGGACAGCACCCTCAGCAGTCAATGGGGCTATATCAGCATCACGTCGGCTGGGATCTTCAACTTCTCGGCGCCTGCCGGCTTTGCGGGTGGTCTGGTCGCGGGGACGACGATCAGTGATGGTCAGGGCGCGCCGACACAGCGGCCGATCGGCTATCGGGGCATGCCGGTGAAGCAGATCACGACAGCCTACACCGTAACGGTCGCGGATGTCGGTTTTCTACTCGAAGTCGGAGCGGGCGGATCAATCACCCTGCCGCGCAACTCAACGCTAGCCGCGGGAACGCAGTTCGCGCCCGGTGATACGATCCTGATCCAGGAAACGGCCAATGGGACTAAGAGTATCTCGCCAGCGGCGAGTACGAATTTATATTGGCGTGGCACGTCAAACACTGGCGGCAGAACTCTTAGCCAGCGCGGACTCTGCTCAGTCAGTCTCGCAGGTTATGCCGCCGATACTTGGTTCATTGGCGGGGACATCAGCTGATGACCGGGGTTTTGGCCGCCATTGCCACTATGAAAAAGTACGTCGCGCCACCGCCACCCGTACGTGGAACGATCGTCTGGGGAGGTTCTCAGCCTTTCGAAGTCGTCGCGGGTGCCGCTGGCACCACTGCCGGCACCTTTCATTGCAACGGGTCAGGCGGCGGCGGCGGTCCCTACGGGTTCGTCCTTTATTGGGTTGGCTCGCATACCGGGCTTGCCTTTACCGATGCCACCTCAGGTGAGACTCACGTCGACTATTCGGGGCTCAACGTCGGCGATATTGCGACGGGCAATGTGAGTGCGGTCGTCACGGATTTTTCGACCGGTCAGACCTATGACATCTACGCCAATGAGGGGGCTTCTACCCTTCCCGGCATGGCCGTGAAGAGGACAAGCTGATCATGCCAGCGACCAATTCGGTTGCGGAATTTTCTCGATTACCAACTCTATCTCGTAGCAGCCGGAAGAGTGCGTCTCCGGCCCAAGATTATAATCGAAACCGATGTCGTTCTCCTTGCAGTGGCGAACCCGATAAGCGTTCACTGGGAGCGCCTTCTCGACGGCGATGAGGAGAGAGCCTGGCGAATAAAACCGCTTGTGGTCCGTGTTCCAGCGGGAGGGCAGATGCTGGCGCTTCTCGTATAGCGCTTGGCTCGGCACCATACAGACGAGAAAGCCGTTAAGCTTAAGCACGCGAAACCAGTCCCGGATCGCGCCTTGCTCGTCAGGGATATGCTCCAGGCAATGGCTCGAAAACACTGTGTCGACGGTCCCGTCATCAAAGGGCAATCTCAGACCATCGTAGTTGGGAAAGTCGAGATCGACGCCCACGGCGCCAGGTAGGGCCGGATTGCTCTCTGGATTGTCGTAGCCCTGAAACCCCACGTCCAGGACTATTGGGCCGCTGCAATATCGCTCGAAGAAGCCCGTTTTCACGCGCCGGGCATATGATTTTCCGGCCTCACCCGAGGGGCGGTAGTCTAGCGGGAATCGGGGGTTCTCTGGCTGAGCGGTCATGCGGCGGTTCCTATCGCGCGGTCATCTCGGCAGCCATTCAAAAGAGCGATAACGCGCAGCGAATGCACTAAGGCGATGGTCAACGTAATTGCCGGTGCTGCACGATGTGGGAAGCTGCTCAAGCTGATCTCGACGTCGAGCGCCATCGTTGGACTAGTGTGAGAATTGCACTCGTTCACCAAATGTTCTAAAAATCCAATCAATTGATGGCGGCGTTCGCGCCTCACCATCTCAGCTTTGCAACTGAGGTGGTGACGTATGCGCAGAGGCTCCAACACTTCCCAATCCATCGGCGGCGCAAGCAGATGACGCTCGCCGATCTCTTGCCGATCGGCGGAACCGCCGCCGGCAGCGGCGGGGCGACGTTCGTCATGACGCGCTGGTGGTCCTATCGGCTGCAGGCGCGCAAGCAGAGCGACGATGTGCTCGGCGGCGAGGTCGCGCGGCTGCAGGCGCGCGTGATCGAGCTGGAGACGATCGTGCGCCAGCTCGAACATGAACTGCGCAATTCGGCGACCGAGGCCGACAGCATGTTCTG